AAATAATTTCTTTTCTGGAAGTGGTTCTAGAGATACTGGATACTTGAATTTATTATATTCTAAAAAAGAATCAAGATGGTTTATGAATGTTATACATAAAACAATAGAAGAATTGCCATTTAAAGGTTATCCGATAGTAAAAGTTCCAGCAGCTTATACTAGTCAAACTTGTATTAAATGTAATTTTGCCTCTAAAGAAAATAGATCTATAGAAGATAGAACTTTATTTTGTTGTCAAAATTGTGGATATAAAGCACATGCTGACAAAGAAATCGCAACAACAAACATAGCACAGACGGCTTTGCTTGGTATAGCTCTAAGTGCAAGACCTAGCGAGCACCCTAATGACGCTCGAAACCTAGTACCTGCTCGCAAGACAGCTAAGTCTAAGAAATCAAAGGAGAAATTGACCACGCTAAACAATTAAAAATAAGATGTAACGATGGATAATGGGTTGACTAAAGGATAAAGATTGCCACATTTATGTGGACAAGATACTGCTCGCAAAGCACCTGGTAACATGCTAATTTCATTGCTGTCCTACGGGACGAGTTACAACAGATAAAGATTGCCACATTTATGTGGACGGGCAGCTCAGGACGGGCAGTCTAGAGGCAGGTAGGTGTTACAACAGATAAAGATTGCCACATTTATGTGGACTCGTGCCGCGTACAGACACGATAGCGAGAGTTACCCCGTTACAACAGATAAAGATTGCCACATTTATGTGGACACGGACCTGGTACAGATATAGGTTGATCTGGTAGAGTTACAACAGATAAAGATTGCCACATTTATGTGGACTAATATCTCTGGAGCAATGATTCGACAAGGTTTGAAAAATTCCAAGTTGGCATTTTCTGGCTCCATCTTTAGATCTACTATTGCCAAATTAATTTATGATAATTATTGTGTTAATGACGATATTGTTTATGATTATTCTTGTGGATTTGGGCAAAGATTTTTAGGAGCAATGGCATCCAAACATAATTTAAAATATATTGGTGCTGAACCTTGGACTAAATCATTTGAATCTTTAAATAAAATGGCAAGATTTTTAAATTATCAACATAAAACAGAAATTTATAATGTTGGTTCAGAAAATTTTATTGAAGACAAATATATTAATCAAATATCATTAGCTTTTTCTTCACCTCCATATTTTGATACTGAAATTTATTGTAATGAAAGTACTCAATGTAATTTAAATGATTTTCAATATTATTTACATTACTGGAATAAAACATGCGAAAACATTTATCTATTGTTAAAAAAAGATGGAAAGTTTATTATTAATATTTCAGATTTATACAAAGATGATTTATTGCAAATTGCTTTAGAACATAAATTTACATTAATAGATACTTTACATCTAAAATATAGATCGTTTTCTAAGGAAAAATTAGAACCAGTATTAGTGTTGCAAAAATGAAAAATAAACTTAAAAATCATACTAATGAAATTATTGATCTTTATCTTTCTGGACAAGGCTCTGATGCTATTGCTAAACATTTTAATGTAAATCCAAATTCTATCTTAAAATTACTTAGAAGAAATAAAATTGAAAGAAGAAAACCAGTATCCAAAACTTCAAATGAAGAAAAATCTGAAATTTTAGAAATGTATCAAAATGGTGTTTCGGCTCCAAAAATTGCCAAATTATTTAAAATTTCACCCACAATTGTTGCAAAAATTCTTAAAAAAAATAATATACAATTAAGAAATGCTTCTCAAGCCCATAGAATTTATAAAATTAATGAAGAGTTTTTAGATAATATTGATTCCGAAGAAAAAGCCTATTTTTTGGGTTTCTTCTTTGCTGATGGGAATACTTCTAAAAATAAAAAAACAATTTCTATCGAAGCATCTTATACTGATATAAATATTTTAGAAAAATTTAAATTATTATTTTATTATGAAGGTAATAAAAATTTAAGAACAAGTTCTTTAATTAGAGATAAAAAAGTTATCAAAACATATATACTAAACATTCATAGTAAAAAAATCAACCAAAAAATGGTTGAACTTGGTGCAGAGCCAAATAAAACATTTAAAATTAAATATCCAAATATAGATCCTAGTTTACACAAACATTTTATTAGAGGTCTATTTGATGGAGATGGTGGATTTTATTTTTCTGGAACTTCTGGTGCTAGTTTTCAATTAATCTCTACAAACGAAATGTTAGAATCTATTAGATCTATTTTGGAACAAGAATGTCAAATTGAATTTTCTGAAAAATCTATTCATTCTGTTGGTAATGTTTTTAATTTTTCATTTGCAGGAGCTGAAAAAATAGAAAAAATACTTGACTATTTTTATAAAGATAGTTCTATTTATTTAGATAGGAAATATAACAAATATCTAGAGTTTAAAAAATGGAGAAATAATGAAATTATTTCTTCTTCAAAATTTACAACCGAATTTGATGACATTTTTAAATATAATGGAAATTCACTTACCAAAGACTTTATTTCTACATTATCTATTGATGAAAAACAAAGCATAACTAAATATTTAATTTCTATCATAAGAGCACAAGGTTGGAGACAACCAAGAACATTAGATCATTTACAAAATGATTATAAATCATTAATGGATTATAATCCAGATTTGAATTCAAATACCATAAATAACAACAGCTCTTTGGCAACCAATATTTGTAAAACTTTTTGTTCCGAATTCTTCTATTCAAAAAGAAATAATTCAATTTCTTTATTTGAAGCTTTTCATAATGATCAAAAATTAGAAAAAGCTATTTTAAATAGAATGGGTATTGGAAATAAAGAAATATATAATATTTCATATAAATCTATTCTGAGAGGTATGGTTAGTGCAGGCATATCTGCAAATATTTCAATGTTTAAACCAGTAATTGCTAAATATATGGCATTAAAATATTGTCCCGAAAATGGTGAAGTTTTTGATTATTCAGCTGGTTGGGGCGGCAGAATGCTCGGCACAATTGCAGCAAATAGAAAATATACAGGAGTAGATCCTTTGAATATTCCTGATTTAAAATTAATGGCTAAATTTTTATCAATTGATGTTAATCTTATTGAGGCTTGTTCAGAAAATATTTGCTTAAATAAAAAGTTTGATTTAATTTGGTCCAGCCCGCCATATTTTGATACAGAAATATATTCAAATGATTTAACCCAAGCTTACTCTCAAGGAGAAGAATATTTTTATAATGCATATTGGAAAAATACACTAAATAATTGCAAACAAATGTTAAAAGAAAATGGATATTTTGGTGTAAATATTAAAAACCAACCTAAAATGTTAGAAATGACTGTTGAAACTTTTGGAGAAATTTATGAAAAAATTGAAATGATTTCTTCTAAAAATCATTTGGTTAAAAATAAAAAACATTCAAGTAATGAATTTATTTATATATTTAAAAATAAATAAGGAGAGTATTTCTACTCTCCTTATTTTTAGTTTGTTTTAGCTATCAGCTAGTTAACTTATTAACCTACTGAAACTGATTTACGACCTGCGGCAACGCCACGTGGTACTAAAATAGCCAAACCGATCTCTTCGCTTACTACCCATCCCATTGATAAACGTCTTGGTTCATCGGCTGGCATGACTTCAATGTCCTGTCTAACTGGCATAACGCCTACGAACTCTGGATCGGCACAGGCATAAACGGTACCGACTGGAACCATTTTGCTTACCATGATGTCAGCGCCCCAGATCTTAGCATAAAGACCTGTTTGTAGGATTTCGCGGTGAGTAACTGGATCAATTTCAGCAGCTGAGCTACCTGAAGAGGTCCACTTTAGAATATCAGTGAATTCACGGATGTTCATGAAGAATTTGCTTGTTACTAAGTCCCATTGATCAACTTGTTGTTTTAGTTCAATCAAGTCGGCTTTCATCATACCAGCATCTGTGATGTCTTGTAGGACGTTTTCTACTGAAGCAGCAGCATCAAGAGAAGCGAAACCGTTGGCATCTTCGTTAGCCATTAGTTCTTGGCGTGCTTTTTGAACGGCACGGTCAATAACATTGAATCTACGTTTACGAACTTCAGAAATTCTGACAGTTGGATTTGAAGCAAGTTCAAAGGTTGGAACTGTAACTGATTCGCCGAAGATACGTGATTCTGGAGGAGAACCGTTTGATGAAACAACAACAGCTGTTACGTCAATATCGCGGTGATAAACAGCGTTTGCACCTTGTGTTAGAGGATCTACAACAAGGGCTCTACGGAAAATACCGTGGTAATCTAAGTTTTTACGAATTGGAGAAGCCATAGCTTGAGCTAGAGCCAATTTGCCTTGACCATCATAAAGAGCACGTTGAACTAATTCATCACGTCTTGAGTCTGAAACACTTGGTTGACCTGCAAGAGAGAAGTTTGATGGAGTACCGTCTTGGATAATTGAAGCATATTTTGAGATAATTGTTAATGCTTCTTTTACGCTATTAGCGTTAACTTGTCCGTCACTATTAAAATACATTATTGTACCTTATTTTTTCGAGAATTTTTTTGCTTTTTACAGCATCATAATTAAAACCATTTTAATTATGTCGATTTTAACCAGCCCTTCAGCCAGAAATTTAAATGCAAAATTCAGTGCATTTCATATTTATGTAATAATATTAACTGTTTACCAAATAAAAAAACAAAAAAAGGAGCCGAAGCTCCTTTTTTATTAAGTCATGACACTAATCAGATTAGGTTTCTACCATGAAGCGAAGTACAGCTTGAGTAAAGTTACCAGAAGTACCAGTAACAAGATCAGCTGGAGTATTGACATAAGAACCGTTTGTTGTGAATTCGATGAAACGACCGACAACGATTGATTCGAATGCTGAACCGACAGTTGGAGTTAATTTACCAGCTGCAGTTGCATAAAGAGCGTCACCACCAGCAAGTGATGTATTGGTCTTTTGTAGACCAGTTGTTGCGTTTGTATCAACAGCATCAAGAGTTACAGCATACATACCTGGACCATCCCACAAAGTCACTTTACCAGAGCCGAGTGCTGTGTGTGGACCTAGTTGTGTACCCGATACTGATTGACCTGCAGTACCACCAACAACTACACCGAACAATGTTCCGTAGTTAGCAATACCTTCGTCAGCAAGGAATAGAGGACGTTTGCCGGCTGAAAGAGCAAGAGTTACAGCTGGGCGATTTTTTGCTGTGTTGCTTACATAACCGTCGAATTCATCAGAAGCAGCTTTATCAGTTGCACCTGAACCAACAGCAGTTACATAAGTTAAACGAACAACTTCACCACCAAGCAATGAACCGATTTCACTGTCAAGACCGTCAAAGGTACCATATGGATTAGCATGTGGATTTAAAGGTTTAAGAGCCATTAGAGTTTCCTATTAAAAAAATTTCTTTCATCAAGTCTTACAATCTCCATTTCTGGAGCAATGAGAATATTGTTTATTCTTCATTGTTATATCTTATAATAGATAGATTATTATAATTTTTTTATTAAATCTAAAGTTTTTGCCACATCATCGGCAGAAGTTTTAAATATTTTCTTAATTGGATCGAATATCATACCTTTAATGGTATTATCACTAAGTTTATTTGCAATGAAATTTTCTGATTGTTTCACAGCAGCAATTAATGGTTCTGAGATCTTGCCAGTTATGGGTAAACCAAATAATTTTTCAAACTTTTCGATTTCTGAATTACCAGTTAATTGAGGTTGTTCTGGCAAAGTTTCAGTAGGCTTATTTTGTAAGAGTTTAATAAGCTTAATAATATTTGAATTATTAGGTTTATTATTAGAAATTAAAATTAAATTTTCAATTGGAAATTTATTATTGGCAGCAGATTGTAAATTAATTAATGAATTGGATAATTCAGGTGAAGGTATCCCATCAACCTTACCAGCATAACTTATACCTAAAGGTTTGGTAGTTAAAAACTTTTGAATAATTTTAACACTATTGTCTACTTGATCATTTGCCATATTAAGATCATGAGGAGAAGTTGATGAATTTTTTAGTTCTGAAGGTCTTTCAAAATTTCTATCTTGTTGAGGAACAACAAATTGAAAGGGAGTAAAAGATTCCCAAGAAGTAGCTAAATCATCAAGAAGACTCATTAAAAGTCCCATTTATCTAAGTTAACTAATTCAACAGTTGGTGGTTTATAATCTGTTAAACTGATATATTCATCCCACTTAGTAGCAAAATCTCCAGAATCAGACATTTCTTTCCATAATTTTTCAGCAAGTTGTTGATTTTTATTTTTTTTGTAATCAACAAATCTTTCTGAAAATTGTTTATCTGGTTCAGATAAATTTTTTCCAAGTTTATTTTTGATTAAATTAGCTAGTAATACTTCTGCTTCTTTTAAATTGTTATAATTATATTTGGTATTCCAAAAAGAAGCGGCTTTTTGTGTTGCAATTTCATTAATATAATTTTCTATTATGTCAATTTCATTAGAAGCTAAATATCCTTTAAAAATTTCATCAATCATTTCTCCATAATTAGGGAAATGATCATTTTTTAAATTTGTAGTTTCTATTTCATGTTTAATTTTTGATATGCTATTAAATTTTTTTTTTAATTCTGTCGATGCAGTTTTATAAGATGCATTTTTAGATTTAAGAAACTTTTCAAAAGGAGTAAGTTCTTTTTGGTTTTCTTTTTTTGCTTCTGGACTTGCTGAAGATGAATCAATAGTTACACCAGATTTTGAGATAATTTGGCGTAAATTATCTAAAGAAACAAGTTTATTATCTAAAGATTTATTAAAATCATTAGCTGAAGCTTTTAGCACTTCAAGAAGATCAAGAACATCTTCAACATCTGATTGAACAACATATTCTTTTACTTTAGTTAGCCATTGCATGACAGTTGATTCTGGTCCTGAATTTAATGTTTCAAGGAAAGTTTTGACCGTATCAGTAGAATCAACAATAGCTTCGGTAAGATTTTTTATTTTTTTAATTGATTCTTCTATTTTTTTATCTTTTGAATTAGAAAAGATGGCAGAAGCTATATTTTTAGATAAAGCAATTCTTTTATCTTTATCAGTTTCAGTTTTAATTTGTAGAACCAAGTTTGAAATAGAGTCTAATTCTTTTTCAAGATCATTATCAGTTGTAATTGTATCTTTTAGAAGTTTTTCAAAAGGAGCTAGGGTAGCAACTGATTTTGGATATTTATCTTTAACATCATCTAGTTGATCTAAGGTTTTTAGTATATCGTTTTTAAAACCTTGTGAATCTGGATGATTACCTGCATAGGCAGATGCACCACCAAGAAGCGCAACAGCACCAGCAATTAAATAAGGAGCGAGAACAATCAATGGTGTAGCTTCTTTATAAAGTTGTTGAGTAATAGAATCTGCTAATTTAGCAGCTTGTTCTTGATTTTGATTATCAAGCATAAGTGCAATTTTAAGAGTAGAGTTTAATAAATCTTCGGAGGCAGAAATATATCTGGTATTATCATGAAAACCAGTAGGAGTTTTCAATGCCAACATAGACATAATATCTTGACGTTGTTGAACATTTTCGATAATTCCATTCATTTTATCATAAGAAGGACCTTGAACGATAGTTTCAGGATGAGCTTCTTCGACTAATTCTTTAACAGATTTTAATGGTAAATTGTAAACATCTTCAACCTTTTCTTCGGCTTTAGAAATCAAACCCATTTTTTCTGCTATTTTTGCATATTCATCAAAAATTTCACTATTTTTTAATCTCATAAGTTCCTAAGAATATCAGTTATAAAGGTATCAACAATTTGTTTTCTATTGGTAAATTCTTCTGGCATTACCATCTGATTTTTAGTAATATTTTCTGGTTTAGATTTTATTTTTCTAACAATATCTTTAAAATCAGATGATTGATATATTACATCAGATATATTATCATATTCCTTTAATTTTGGATAAAGATCTATTGTCCATAATTTTAATGTGTTTTCTACTGAACCAAATAATGGTACGATCCAGAATTTTCTTTGTGGACCAGTTTTTACTTCTTTAATTTTATCTGGTACATTTGTAGCTATATCATGAACCTTATTAAAACTATGTTCGACTTCTTGAGTAATGTTTTGTGTTGTTTCTTGAATTTTTTCTTCTGCTTTTGGAAGATGATTTTTAAACAAAGAACCAACCATACCACCAACAGCCAAAATACCAAAGCCCTTTAAAAATGTTTTAAGCACCCAGATAACCAAACCAAGAATAACTCTTCTTGCTTTTCCTTTGCCTTGAGATTTTAAAGCATTTGTTAAACGATCACCAAGAACTTTATCCATCAAGCCTGGTTTTGATTTAGTTGAGTATTTTGATTCAACAAAGTCATCAAAAATACCAGCTGTTTTCATTTGATTATATTTAACAAAGTTGTTTAAGAAATCAATATGACTAGCATCAACAGATACGCCAGCAGCTGATTCGGCAGCTTCTGTAATATCAGAAGTTGAAATTGAACCAGATTCAATCTTTGGTTTTAAATAATCAAAGATTTTTGTTACTAATGTTTGCAAATTAAAACCAAATTCATTTGCAATTCCGTAAATTACTCCCAATAAAGGATGAACATTCCATAAAGTACCAGCAGCAATAACAGATAGAAAATCTGTTAAATGACCACCTGGAGCTTCTCCAGAAAACTGTTCTTGCATTTGACTTTTGGCAAAGGAAGTAACCGAAGATAAAACAGAACCATTCAAAAAAGACATAACTTCATCTGTTAATCCGGCAGTTTTGGTCATGCCAAAAACTTCTTGATTAAAGTTTAAGATAGCTTGTGTTTCTTTTAGAAAGAGTAAGTCTTGGTTCATTTATCTACTTAAAAAGTTTTGAAGTTGTTCTAGATGTTTTTCAATTAAGACAATCCAACGAGAGTGTACCAATTGAATTTGTTCAGCTAGGTTTGGTTGTGCTTGTTGGAATTTTTGTGAAGCTTCTGGCATTTGTTTCTTTAAATTCCACAAGAATTGTCTATATTGAAGAACAGGATAAAGATTGGCTAACATTTGTTCTGATTGTTGATATTTTGGCATAGCAGCAATTGGTAATCTACCTTTGCCTGCAAGCTCAGCGGTTAATACTCCATTATCATTTCTTAAATTAGCCAATGCATATGCATTTAAATTGAAGAATAGAACTTGAAGAGATTCTGCTGAAATATCTGCATTTGCAAATAATCTGGATGCAGTATTGACTGCTTGTTCTTTATTCATTAAATCATAAATTAAAGAACCTTTATATAATTGATTTGCAAGTGGGAAGTAATCACCAGATACTACAAGCTTAGTTCCATCAAACGGAACTTGTGTTGATTCTGGAGAACCTGAATCAAAAGTGATACCTTCCATATTTGCACTGCCTGGAGATATTGAATCTCCAGATTTTCCTTTACCAGAACGCATGTCTGATAAACTTGTGCCACTAAGTGGAAGACTTTCTAAGCTCTTTGCATCAAGTAATACTGATTTACCTTCATCTGAGTTAACATCAATATTAAAAGATTTTACCAATCTATTAAATTCGGTTGCAAGATTTTTCCACATACCAGCAAGAACTTTAGCATTTTGTTTAACTGATAAAGATGTATTTGTATATAAATTAGAAACTAATTGATATAAACCCGCAAAAATATCATTTATCCATTGATCAACAGTGAATCCACCTTGATTTTCTGGGAAAATTTTATTAGCTGCTAAGAACTTATTAAAATCTTTTAAGCTATTTAAGCTTTCAGTTGTTAAAGCAGTTTCTCCTTGTTGAAGACCTGGACCAATTTTGGTTAGAACAGTTCCTTTTACATTTGATAAAGCATCTGCAACTGAACCGCCAAGAGTTCTAATGGTAGTGGCAATTAATTCTGAATTTTTGGTTGCCTTTTCTTTTAGTTGACCTTCATCAATATTCATGAAAGGACCAACTTCAACTACAGCTGCATCTTTAAATTCTTTGGCTGCTTTTAAGGCATTGGCAGTATTTGGTCCCCAATCTCCATCTAAAGAACTTGGGTCTGTACTATTTTTACCTACCAAGAACAACTTAGTTATTGCAGTAGAATATGAAGATCTATCGCTTCTTGTATTTAGTGTATTGCCAAGATTGATTAATAAGGCTTGCATTCTTTGTACTGCTTTTTTACCTTCTGTTAATTCTTTGGCTGGACCAGCTTTTTGTGAGCCAACATTACCACTGCTTGCAGGAGCTTTGGAAGCTGGGGCACCAGGCAAAGACATACCATCAGCTTGTTTAATAATGTTATTTATTAAAAAAGATTCTTTAATATTATTTGCAGCTAGATAGTTTTCCTTCGTAGCAGAAATCCATTTTTTTAATGAATTAAGATTGCTTACAGGTAACCAGGCAAGATTTGGACTTGATTGAATTTGTTGTTTGATAACAGCAAAGGTACTTGGAGTTTCTTTTTTAGAAACTACTGCTAACAAACTATCTAAAGTCTTTTTTTGAGAAATTAATTGAGTAATTTGTTCTTTTGTTAATTTATCTCTGTTTTGTTGATAATATTTTGTAAGCTCAGAGCTTGAAATTGCAATTTCTGATTGCATTATTTTTAAATCTTCATCTGGAACTACCGAATCAGCACTAGTAATTTGAATTGTTGCTAATTCTTCAGTACCTTTTTGTAAAATTGCTCTTAATTTACCAACATTACCAAGAAAAACTGATACATTAGTAAGTTGATTTAGATAATAAAATTCATTATCTGATTTTAATAATTTACTTATGTATTCACCATAACTGCTTAGTTTAGAATTTACTGTTGAGATTACTTGTAATGTATATGATGTTGATTTTTTGATTGGAGGCAACTCATTTACAGCAGTAACTAAAGAGGTTATATCAAATTTGCTTTGCAATGATTTGGTTGCATTTGCTTTAAATTCTGCAATCTTTTCAGCTGAGAGTATAGTTGCCCATTCATTTTGAAATTTTTTCAAAATATCATCAGCTAATAATCCAAGGCTTTCATTTTTGCTAAATTCTGTAATTTCAGCATAAGCATTATCTTTTGAATCTTCTTTTATAGTACCCTTGACTGTCCATAAACTTGATGGATTTAGTACTAAAATAGGATTGTTTGCAGCCGTTTCTGCAATAATTTTACTACGACCTTTATGTGGATCATTTAATCCACCCAATTCATTTTTACCACCAAGTCCAAATGGAACTAAAGTTAAATCTTTAACTTCATCTGACACTAATTCCTTATTAAAAACCAATCCAGTAAAATCAGCTGCTTTATAATAAGAACCAGAAGCAAATTGGTTAGCAATTTCAGGAGCGGTTACATAAGCTTTAACCCATCCTAACAAACCATTATAACCTGCAGCATCATTTGAAAACTTATTCAACATGGCTGAAATTGATTCTTTTGATACTTCAAAACTTTCGCCGCTAGAAACTACAACCCACTTTCTAACAAATTTTAGCAATTCGCCTAAATCAGTTTTAGTAAAGGTTGCAAAAGCTCCAGCAAATGTAGGATTGTTTAATTTAGCTAAAGATACTGAAAGATTTTCGTCTGGTATTGTTAATGATTGATAAAAAGTAGTTACTGCTTCAGAAAATGAAGTTTTTAAAGCATCAAGCTTTTCATTTGCTGCTTTGATATTTTCTTTTGATTTTTCATCAAATTCTAATTCAAGCTCCTCGGCTCCATCAATATTTTTTTCTTTTGAATCTGCTTTTTCTAATTGTGAATCTAAAGGCTCGCCAACAGTTTGTGCAATTTTGAAAACTTTATAAAGTTCTTCAGCCACTGCAAGTTTTGGTTGGTGATTTAATGTTTCAATGATTTTACGTTGACGTTCTAAGTTGTTGTGGATTTTGCCTAGCCCTGATGTTGTTGGAAATAATTCCTTATCATCTCTGTGAGCAAATTCTAACATTGAACGACTTTGTTGGTCAATCAATTCTGAGAATTGAGACGCAGCTTGTTTATATGAGAAAAAGTTATTAACAAGCTCAGTAGCTTCTTTTTTCATATTAATAGAATTTAAATGACTAGCTAGAGTCATTATGTTTTGTTCTAAATCAGAAGAAATACTAATTGGAGCAGATGCCTTTTTTACAAGACTAACTTCTTCTTTAAACCATTTTTTATCAAGAGCTTTTTTATAGAATTCTTGTAAAACTGGGCTACTAATAAAAGACTTATTAGACATTATTGATCCTCATCTAAATTAAGCATCATAATTGCAGCTTGTTGTGCCTTTGGCAAAATGCTAGACCCTTCTGCAATTTTTTCTTGGAGTTTTCTAAATTGATATTTTAGGATAATATCTTCTTTAATTTCTGCTTGTAGCTCAAAAAAATTACTAAACACTTCCTTTTCTTCTTTCAAAGAAGCTTGTTTTTCAGTGTTTTCAATTTCATTAAGAAATTGATCGTAAGAGCTAAAAATTTCTGAATCATTAAATTCTTTAGTCATTTTATCCTTTAAAATATGCCTCTTAACTATGTCAAATTATTATATCCATTCAATTGTTAATATATTGTTTCTGACATTTTTTACATAGCCTAGCAATACACTTTCCTCTGAATGTTTAATATTAGTTATCAAACCAGTCGTTGAACCATAGATAAAGTCATGTTCTTTATAATTAGAACATTCAAACAAACTAGTTTCAAATACCATTGATTCATAAGCAATATAATAGATATTATTAACAATTTTTTCTATTATTCCAAAAGGTTTTAGATTAACAGCTAAGGTAAATCCATAATCTTGTAAAGAAACAAGATTGCCTTCTTTATAACTTAAAGTATCTATGGGTAATAATATAATGGAGCTGGCTAGACTTTCAATAATCTTCACAACATTAACTTGAATTCTAACCATGGAGTTAATAGAGTTGGAGGACCTGTGACTATGCCAATTACAGGAAAGGTTTCATCAATTCTTTCACTAGTAATTTTACCATCTTGTCCACAAAACAACGTTGTATTTAAACCATAATCCGCTGAAGTATCATAAATATCTGTAGCTGCAATAATTCTTCCAAACCAAATGGTTACTCTACCGCTGGAGTTAGTTGTGTCATCGCTTGGAATATTTGGAATTCTATAACTATATCTAACTACTGTTCTAATACTATCTGGAATGCCATCCCCATCTTCATCATAATTTAATTCAGTACCAGCTGGAAATGTAATAATACCGTTGGTTTCATTAAGCATAACATCACAAGGTATGCTAACGAAAGACCCAGGAAGAACATAAGGATTTACAAGTTCAGCTTTTTCATTATAAGTACTTATTAATTTAGAACCAGAAGTAGAAACATTATGTACATTGGCAATTACTACTTCATCCCATGCCGCAGCAGAGAAGGCAGATAGCTTATAATCATCAATAATACCAATTGGTGCTCTTCCATCAGAAGTACCACACACAATTTGATTACCATGAGTTGTTAATTGAGCTACATAGCCAGGTTCAAATTGAGAATTTGGATCAACTAAATAGTCACCATAAGCCATTGCTCCGTTGGTATGAAGTACTCTAAACATACTGTCTTATATATCCTTTGATTTTAATCCTCAAGATTAAAATTGTTTAACATGCTATTAAGTACGCTTTTTGCTGATAATTCAAAAAGATTTTCAAATGTTTTTAATTCATATTCTGTAGGCTCTCTTTCTAATAAATCAGCAAGAACAGATATGTGTAAAATATTTGGCTTCAATGAATCTTTTAGTTTTTCTTTAGGAGTAAATTGTGCCATTCTTTTGGCAATTACAGCTAATTCTTTGGCTGATAATTCTGGAGTGGTAACTTCATCCATAAAAACATCTTCTGCATGAGAAGCATCATCATCAGAACTTTCATCTAAAGCAATTTTTGACATTAGTGAAGTTAATTGTTTGGCTTGTACAGAAAGACCTAATTCTTCAAATATTTCACAAGCACAATTAATTAATTTAAAGCTATCATCTTTATATTGTTGTTTTAAATTTGCTTCTTTTTTATCAAAAGCTTCAAGCTTTGCATCAAAATCATTAAGAAGGTCTAATTCTGAAAAGTTTTCTTTAAACATTATTGTCCTAATGATTTTGTGGTAGATTCCATTATACTTGTTACTAATTCTGCTTCTTTATTTAATTCAGCAGTTTCTAATAATTCAGCAGCTTTATTAAGACAATGAAAAGCGATTAACAATTTGTCAGATTTATCACTATTTAATTGTTTTTGCATTTCAAGAGCATAGTCAATTTTCATAGCAATCCTTAGTATTCGTTATTCTTTAAAAGTTCTAAAATTTCTCTTTCTGATAAATCTTCATCTTCAAAAGCTTCATCAAAACTTAAATCTTCTGAATCAGGGGCGCCCTCTAATTCTTCATCATCAAATAAAGAGCCATCAGAGTCATCACCCAAGTCAAAATCTTTGCCTAAAAAACCACCTGGTAAGTTAAGTTCTTCATCTAAACCTTTGTTTTTATGAACTTCAACTTCAACTCCTTGACCTTTTAACCAATCAACAAGTTCTTGGTCGAATTCTGACATACTTTCTTCTGATTCTGCTTGTTTTAAAAACAAATCTAGTTGAGTATTAGCTTCTTTAATTTCTTTTAATAGTTCATCTTGTTCTTCTTCTGAAACATCAGGTGTTGGTTCAGAATCTGGTAGTGTTTCTAGTAAACTATCTAAGCGGCGTTCATTAACTTTTTTATTTCTAATTTGTGTAAATAAATCTTTTAATTCAGGATCGTTTAGAATTTCAGAAATTTCGCCATAAGCTGGGTCTCTTTCCAATTCATCAAGTTCTTCTTCTAGACTTTTTGTTTCTTTACCAGAAAAGTCAGTATGTTCTGATGATAATGAAGGAGTATTTAATAGTTCTTGCATAGTAACATCATTACTATCTTCAACACAATCCTTAGCATCTGCACAGTCTTTAACATCATTATGAGTTAAACAACTAGCAGCTTTGGTTACTAATACAGAAGCAATTACAAAACCTTTATTCTCAAGAGCTTCAGATGCTTGAAGCATTAATTCAACAAGTTGATCTGGTTGACTTTTGGATAAATCAACTACTTTTTCATCAGAAGCTTGTTTGTAGAATTTAGTAATCTCAGGTTTATGAAGATTTTCAAACATAGCTTTTGCAACAGAATCAGCGACTGATCTTTTCATTATTTATCCTTATTTCCTAACATTTCATTAATTTGTTTAATTTCTAAATCTGGATTTTCTTCTTCAATTGATAAAAGAGCTTCTTTTAAAAATTTGCTACTTTCAACATATCCTCTTTTATGTAATTCTTGAGAAAGTTCGGCAAGAACATAAAGTGTATTATCTTTGCTAGCTTTTTTAGCCAAAGGCTTATACATGTCTTTAAAGCTATCTGATTGAAGAATTTGATTCATTGCAGTATCTATATTAAAACTTTTCATGTTTGATCCTTGTACTAAATATATCAAAAAAATAGCAAAAAAAAGGTGGCGAAGTCAAATAAATCAACTCGCCACCATTTTATTTAGTTTTTTTTAGTATCTGCGACCAGCAAAAGCATCGGCAAATTGAGCAACTAGACTTTCTTCTGATTCAGATTTACCTGCATTAGCAATCAAAGTTTCTTCAAAGTGACCAACTTTTGGTAAAGCTGATGCTGTTTTGACTTGTGGTAAACGAGAAATTGTTTGAGCATAGTGTTCAAAACCTACATCGTTCATCTTCATCAATTTTTCTACTTGATCTTTAATTGCAGCTTTGCTTGTAATCATACCACGATCTCTCATATCATAAGCTAATTCATAAGCTCTTGAAAGTTTAACGTGATTTGCTTCTTCTTCTGCAGCTTTTTTAGCAGCTTCGTGATCTGAAGTTAATTCAGCAGCGAATTCTTTTGATGCTGGGTCTTTTGCTTGACCGAAATATTGTTTCCAATATGCGATAGCGTCTTTATCAACACCGAAAGCTCCTAGGTCATCAACATTAGCAGCATCAATTTCACCAGCCAAAATTACTTTTTGAATGTTTTCAGCAGCTTGACGTACTTTTAATGGTGCGTTCAAGACTTTCAAAATTGCTTGACGTTTTTCTTCTTCAGTTTCAATCTTTGCAAGATCGCCTGGTTTGTTATCAAACTTCAAGTTAGTTCCACCTTTTGGATGGGCAGCTTGCATTACTGAGTTCATTTTTTCTTTGTCGGCAGCAATCTTTGCACGGAAAGCAGCGCGACCTTCTTTTGTTTCTAGATCAAATTCTGCTTTTGCTTTCATCATTTCGCCTACTTCTTTAGCATTACCTTCAACTGAACCATCTGAATTCATCTTTAGGTCGTTAGCATCAGCTTTTTCTTGACCTGATGGCGGAGTTGCTTGTGGTGTTTGGTGGAATGTAGCTGGTGATTCACGAGAAACGTTAATCAACATTGATTCTAATCCAGAACGATCACCACGTTCACGCATTAACTCTTCTAAAGTTTTTTGTGATGGTAGTTTTTCTTTGACTGGAGCTGGTTTAGCAGCGACTGGTGCAGCTGGTTTTGCAGCTGGTGCTACTGGTTTTGGTTGATAGGCAACGCCTGGAGTTGCATCAAGAGGCATTAGAGGATCGCCTTTTTGATAAACTTTACCAACTTCTCCTTCAAAAGGATCTTTTTCTTGTGCTACTTTAACTTGTTCGGAAGCTACTTTCATAACAATATCTCTACCTTGTGCAAATTTGTTAAATGTATCCATTAGTTTATAGCATTCAGCTAATAGAGCTTTGCTACGTTCCATAACATCACGACCCATTGCTGAAACTTCTCTGCTGCTAGCTGTTTTCACAGAAGCAACTTGTTGGAGTAATTCTAATTCTTCTTTTACAGAGGCTAGTTTTTTGTTAGCTTCTTTAAATGTTTGTTTTAGACTTGTAGCAAGTTTACGTTCCATTTTCAATAGAGCGGCAGTTGTTGGAGATAATCCACCGGTTTCACCCAAAGAATCTAGTTCTTTTAGTTCATTACCACTATCACCCATTAGAGCCTCAACAGCTTTGCGGACTTCTGATTGAGTTGATTCAACTTCATCAAGCAATTCAGGAAGTTTATCTTTTAGATCACCAGCGCCACCTTTGTCTTCAACGGCAGGTTCAGAAGCAGCTGGAAGAGCTGGCATTTCTGGCATGGCTGGCATTGCAGGAGCAGCTTGAGCAGCTTTATACATTGCAGAAACTTTTTCAACACCTTGTTCAGCAATACGTTTTAGTAAATCTGAAGCAAATTGTTCTGTAAGAATGGCAGTACCTAATTCAGCAACTGCACCTTTTGATAATTCAGCAACAGTGGCTGAAAATACAACTTTATTGTCTTTACGAATATCCCAACGTGAGTTGGCAAGATCGTCTTTACCATCAGAGGTTGCAGCTTTTACTCTGTGGGCAGTTAATTTTGAGCTAGCACGTGACAACATTTGTTTACGTTTTAGTTCATCTTTTTCTGAAACAGAAGCTGGGGAAGGATGAAGACCATTTACATCGCCAACACCTGGGAATGGTGCTTGACCTTGCATTTGTTTATCTTCTTTATCACGAATTGAATCGGCATCTTCTTTTGGATATTTTACTTTACCAAGAGCAGGTTCTTCTGTTCCTTGGAAATAAGCTTGTTTGCTAGCAAATTCTTTAGCAAATTGAACAGCAGCTTCACGACGTAGACGAGCTAATTCGATTTCTTCAGCCATACGTTGTAGTTTGCGTTTGACTTCTTCGTCACCTGGAGCAAGTTTATCTACTGGACCCATATCCTTAACCTGCATTTGTTTATCTTCTTTGTCACGGATTGAATCAGCATCTTCTTTTGGATATTTAACTTGACCTAATGCTGGCTCTTCTGTTCCTTGAAAGTAAGCCTTTTTATCACTCATACTATTAACCTCTTGTAAATTGGAAAGTTTATTAATCTTTTGTAAAATCTGTTCTAACTGAGCATTTATCTTTTGCAAATCAACGGAATCACTTTCTGCAATAACAGATTGTTCTTCTGTTTTTTCGGCAAGTAATGTTTTGATTTCTTCTTTCAAGTTACCAGCTTGCTCAGTAATTGCATCTAAGCTGGTAATAAACTCTGCGACTTTAACATTTGTACGTGAAGCAAGTTCTTTTTCTTTTGCGGTAATATATTCCTGCAAGGCTTCCGTATGTGCTACTATAGTCTTAATCTTTGCTTTAGGATCGGCTCCATTAACAACAATAGATAATTCTATTGGATTTAATTCTTCATTAATTTCACCATAACATGATCTGCTTTTCATGTGGTTACAGAAATCTTTTTCTGTTCTAGCCACTCGTCCACAATCATAACAAATTGCTTTACCAACACCTGTACCCATTGATACACATGTTGCATATCCTGTTGAAACTTTTCTAGCCAAGTCAGGATAATTAACTTTATCTAATGCACAAAGAGCTATAACTCTTTTTAATTTACGATCGTAATAAGTATCAATTATTATACCACGAGTATAATCTACAGAAGAACTTTTATGATCTAAACATAATGGTTTTTTAACCCATTTTTTATAAGCTTTTAATAATTCAGCTTCGCTAAAGATATCGCCATTATTATTTTTAAATGGTTTAATGCTTGGATCAGAACAAACCCATTTTACAGATTCGCCATTTCTTTCCCATTTAGCAGAAATAGGATTACCAAATGCGTCTTTGCGCAATTCGCCACGATCGTCCAATAATGCATGCTCCGCAGCGTGCATCATAACAGCTGTAAAATAAAGAAAATCTTCGGCTCTTGGTGCAATTTGTTTTGATTCAGCTACTGCTGCTGCAAATTTTTCTTGAATTTCAATATCATTAAGAGCAGAATCATCAGAATAAACATCTGATGCAAAAATAGTGAAGTTTTCTCCGAGTTTAATTATCATTAAAAGCCTTGTTTATAAAATAATTTCAAGATTATAACAAATTAATAGTTGGTTAATTTGTTTTTTCCTCATCTTTTGGGAGAAGATTTTCTCTTTCTAATTCTTTGTTTGCTTCTTCAGCAGTCTTTTGAACGGTTTCTACTTCGTTTTTTTCTAAAACTTGAATATCAACTTTTGAATATTTTGTGAAAGCCATAATTTTCCTTATTGTGCTACTTCAATATCACTTTTTAAATTATCAGGATAACTCATTTTATGTGAATCGATAGGATTTAATGCTTGAGGGCGAAAATGTTGATTAGGAACATTATTTAATATATCCTGTCTATACTTAGATAACTGATTAATAATAGGTTCTTTTTCTTCTATAGAGATTTTGTTTTGTTCAATAGAATCATTTATCCAATTTTTACCCAAAACATCTTCATTTAAATATTTCATTATTCTTGCATCAATTAATTGTTCTAATTGTGCAGATTCTTTTTTAATATTTTCTATATTTACAACTATGTTTTCTCTAAAATTTTGATCTGTTAAATCATCTAATGATGATAATAAATCCTCGACAGCATTTTCAGCATCTTTATAAGAATCATTAAATGCACTAATTAGTTCTGAACAATGACTGTCATTATCAAAATTGCTTATTTTTTTAATAAAATAGGCTGAATAAGTTTTAATTTCTTCATAATTTTTCTTAACTTGTTGCTTAAATCTATTAAAAGCACCTTTTTTCTTATTAATAGCTTCAGCGGAAATACTTTGATACTTTGAAAAAGGATTATAGATAATATCTAAATGTTCATTAGATAAAGACAATTTGTTTAATATTAGTGACAATATCTCTAAACATTCTCTGGCAATCTGTTTTTCAGATTCAGGAACTTTGAATGACATTGTAATAGAGTCGGCTAAACTTATTTTCATAATATAATATGCTTTTAATATATGAAATTTAAAATTCCAGAATTATCAACTGGTCCAGCACCCTTATCTGGACCTATATTGGAATATATTCCAACCAATGGTATTTCAGCTTGTTCCAAATTAATAGAAGAATTATATTCGGGTTGTGAGCCAAGTGGCGCCCAAGATTGTTGATTTATAAAAGCTGGAGGTAAAGATAAATCTTGAAAATCTCTAACAATTGTTACTAAATCTTTTTCGTCTTCAATAGAATTATCATCTAGAAAATTTACATTGGATTGCAAACCAATTAATAAATTATTCCATAAATTTTGTGTTTTAACAGAAACACCATTACCATAACCATATTGTTTAACTTCTGATAATGCTTTATCTACTTGCCAATTTTGTTTTTTAATTCTATAAATAGCTTGAATTAATCCTGTCCGATCTCTTCCAGCCAAACAATGAATATAAATTGGTTGATTAATTAAAATTTGAGTTAAGTTTTTGGCTAGAAATTTAAGATTACTTCCAATTATACTTTCTTCAGGATTAATTGGATAGAAGAAATGTTTAATATTTAATGATGCTAATGTTGGAGCTATTTTAAGTCCAGCTTCATTATCCAAACTTAAAACAGCTTTTAAACCAAATCTATGTTGCATGTCTTTAATTTGCTCTGATGAAGGAGCAGCACCTGCATAGATTTGATCTGAAATTCTTCTAAATTTGTTTGGTAAATTCATTATTTATCACTATTTGCCATCAATTCCATCAAACAGCTATCTTCTAATTGATCTGTTTCTATTTGTTCAATTAAAGTATTGTTAAATATTTGATAAAATTGTTTCATAAAACTAGGAATTGCTTCAGGATTATATTTATTAAGATTTCTTAATAATGAAGAATATGTTAGAGAATCACTTATATCATTTTTATTTTTAAAATATTCAACTTCTTGTAATCTTTTTTTTGCGGCTTCAAAAGACGATACTTCTCCTAAATTTTTACCGCTTTCAGATAAAACTCTCCAAGTATTTTCATTAATTTTTTTAATATAAGCATTTTTAATCACAAGCCACCTTCATGCTCATCCATATACATATTTTTCATAGAAAAGTGATTATTGAGTGGCAACACTGATTTTATACTCCAAGAATTAATATAAATATCAGCTTCGCGATTATTTTCAGTAATTGTTAATACTAAACAATCACCCCAGCCTTCTTTTACAATTCCCCTAAGAATATTTTTATAAGAAATATCTTTTTCATTAAATTTTAACAGCGTTTTAACATCACCACAATAAACTTCAACTTCTTTGCCTTGGCAATAGTGCAAAATACCTTCTAAAAATGGATGAATTTTTTCGCTCATAAAGTTCCTAGTTTAAATTTGATGTTGTTTGACAAAATTTCATCAGCTGTTATTTCTGGCAATTTGCTAGTCATTTCAGGCACACAAACAAAAGAAACTGAGCGTCCTAATTTATTTTTTAATTCAGTATTTAATCTTGTAAGAAAATCATTAGCAACATTATAAATTAAAATATTTGGTAAATTATCTGAAATGTTTAATTCAACATCATTGTTTTTAACATGAATGCTAGAAGAAATTTTTGCATATTGTTTTAGATGGTAAGATGCAATTTTAGCGAATTCTATTCCAGTTATTTTATCTCCAAAAATTTTAACATTTACTACTGATTTTGGTACTTGTGAAGCTAAGATGGCAGTTTTAACATGATCTGTTAAAGGAGATGCAACTAATTTGTTCAATAAATTTTCCATATTATCTTCTTGATTTTCATTTACTGGTTGTTCAGTTGGTTGTTTAACTCCAAAAGAAGGTGCAATATTTTTCATAAACTTATTGTATAAGCTTTTAACACCTGAAGAATATTTGTCTATATTGGCAGTATAATAATGTTTTTGTCCTAAATATTTAGCAGCTTGTTCTGGCTGAGAAGCTAAATTAAACACTTCAGGAAATCTATTTTTTAACAATAACCAATATGAAGCAGCGCCTTCTTCTGGCGTTTCAAATGCTCTCCATTTAGTTCCATGTTCAACATATTCTTTACCCTTTGAATCTAACTCTTTAGTAGATCTTACAAAAAAATCTTTACCAGCTTTAATCCATGGGTCTGTAGCTTTAATATTGCCGATATTATTTCCAGGTAATTTGACTGGGGAACCAGCTTCTAAAACACCTTGCGCCCAGCCAAAAGCAAGTAAATCAATTGGTATTTCTTGTTTAAACGCTAATGCATAACCTTTTGCTAAAACATGAGCAAAGTCTGTATCTGAAAGACTTGTTAAAACTCTATCAACTTGTTTTGCTATTTTAATAGATGATTGTTTTATAATTATAAACTTATTGATTTTTTCAATAGTAATAACTTTTCTACCAGACAAGCCAGTGCTATGATCTATTAATACAACAGTTCCTTGAACTGCCATGTTGGTGCCTGGAATTTCAATCGAACCAGTTCTAACAAATAAATTAATTGAACCTGGCTCAATCATTTTAACAACTTTATTTGGTTTTTTAATTTGAGCACCAATCAAATCACCATTTATAATTGATAGTTTAAAACTATTAATAATTGAATCCGTTAATTCAACAGATGGTAATATTTTTTTAATTTGTTCTTTTAATTTATCTATATTTCTAGAACTAATAACTATGTTCTGAGCTTGTAAGTTAGAATAATAACTAAAAGAAGCTAATGGCTTTGAAAGGTTTTTATTAAGTTCAATGTCAAAATTCTTTGGCAATTGTTGTTCTATTGATTTTTGTAATTCAGGAGTTAAATCTTCTTCTGAATAATATTTATCTACAATTTTTGAAACAACCTTATCAGTTGTTTCTTGTGTGTTAGAAATGTTTTCAATTAAAACTTTTGCTTTTTCTTTAAGAATTTTTAAATTCTCTCTATACGATAATAAGTCATGTTCAGTTAAAGATTCTTGAATTTTATTAGATAATTGAAATATTTCAAACAACACAGTGCGAACTGCATTTGATTCTTTATCTAATATGTCCGCTTTTTCTTTAAATTCTTTATTAAAATGTAATTTTATCCAAGTCTTAAGTTTAGATAAAAGTCCAGCAACCTTAACTACTTGGTTAGGGTCTATTTCTCTTAAATTAATAGCTGCTAGTTTTAAAAAATTATTCATTAATTAGTTTATTAGCAATAAAACAAAGGTTTTTACTAACTTCTTTATCTATTGATTCCATTTCTTCAGAAGCAGTAATTATTTTATCAACCATTTCTTCTTTAGATAATTTTTGCATCAATATGGAAGATATTAGTTCTTCTGCAATTCTTACCTTATCTTTACCTTTTAAAATACTTTCTACTGGATCTACAGGCTTATCTTCAGTTACAGGAATATCCTGATTGACCATTTTGCTTATTTCTTTTAATGGTTTATGTCTTTTAATTTCAATTTTTTCTGTTTCTGGTAGATTTATTTTTTTTGCTGCTTCTTGTAAGGCTTTAATATCATCAGAAGATAAGTTTTGTTGAACTTCTTCTTTGTTTTCTGGTAAAGTTTCAACTTCTTCAACTTCCTTAGGTTCTTTTACCTTAGATTCTTCTGATTTTGGTTCTTCAAGAGTAACTTCTGGTTCTTGATAATCAGGTAAAATTTCTTTTTGATTAATTGGTTGTTGTGCTTGTTGTTTTTCTTGAATTTGATCAACTAAACTTCTTAAATATTTATTATAAACATTACCAAAATGATATTGAAAGTTTTTTTGAATGTTATTAATTTTATTAGCTTCTGCAATATATCTGCCGATTTCACCACTAATTCTAGCATCTGACATTTGTTTTAATACAGTCTCAGCTTGATAAACAGTTTTTTCAGCCAAATTAATAATACCTCTTAATACAGCATTTCTTTCTTTTAGAAATGCTTTATTAGAAAGTTTTGAGTAAAAGAATTTTCTTTTTAAATCATCAATTATTCCCGCCTCTTTAGCCCATAATTTTGCAGAACCTCTATCTTTTTCGAATTGAGTGATGGAGTCTTGAGCAATATCTTTAACTTTATTGGTCTCAAAAGAAACTGCAAGCAATTTATTATTTAAATTGGTTAACAAAACAGCCAAGTCAACTAATTGACCTTGGTCTAAAGCTTTCCGCATTGCTTTAACAATTTTTTCTAAATCTTTAGTCCAAGAAAAAATCTTATCATCAACTTCTCTTAGAAGTTCCATTTTTTCTTTATATTCTGGCATAAGTTCTTCGCCAAAAAACCTAACCCAACTTCTTGGATCAATCTTTTGTCTTAGCCAAGTTGAAGTTGATGCACCTAAAACAATAAATGAATTATCAGACATTAATTATCCTTTTGTCAATATTTATATCTTTTTAATGCTAGCTTTATTGCTGTCCTGGCACTGGAGCTTCAGTTTCTGCACCAGCCACTGGTGTAGTATAAGGAGATTCTCCTTCTAATAACTTAGTTGGTACTTCTGGAATTTCAGAATTTTCATTTAAAGTTCTTAGTTCAGCTAAAGGCATTTGTTCAAGAGATAGCTTCTCCTTAGCTCTAATTGCTTCCCAAATGTCTTCTTCACGCATCTTTCTCTTCTCTTCTTCCCAATCCATACCCATACTTCTAAATAAAGTTTGAAAAGAAGCACGTTTGGCATCTGGAGCTGTAATTTGAATAAGATTTGAAATATGGTCACCCATATCAAACATGCTCATATAATTCCAATCTATTTCTGGAACTATTAATTTGTTTTGCCCATCAACCTTTTCATAAAATTCATTAATTTCAGCAATAGGAGCAAATATTTTGCGTTTTAACCAGATTGACAACATGGTTCTAAACTGCATGTATCTTGTTCTTAATACGTCAAGAACAATGCCGCCATTGGCGTAAGTCGTATCTCCACCACCTTCCATTAATACAGAAGGAATCATTAAAGCTATATATATTTCTTTAATTAATTGAGTTATGTCTCCGGAAATATCATAAATTCCCTGACCAGCCCCAATACGTTCAATGGCTAAATCTTGATGGGAAAATATTTTAAAATTACGATCTTGTTCAGCTTGTTCAAAAATATCTCTTACTTGTTCAACATCTTCGGGACGTGGCTTGTACTCTGCAGAACCAATCTTAACATGAGTGATAGGATTAACGAAACTGCTTGCTTGTGTATATTTGGCTTCTCTAAATGTATCAAATAACATTAAAGCTTTAAAAGCAGGAACAGGAAGACCAGTCCCTCTTGTTTCATATGGAGAAATTCTTCTAGCTAAATGAGAACAGTTTAAATTGCTTAATGGAATGTTTTCATCTCTTCTAACTTTTTCAACAATTGCTTTATCAAGTTGATTTCTTTGAGCAATATCAGAAGGAGAATTTCCTTTGCATATTCTTTTTAAATTCTCATCAGGTCTTAGATAAATTAAAGGTTCATTATTAACAACTGATTGTTTAATGATAATATAATCTGGATTTTGAATATTTATCTGTGCCCACTTTCCCGTACTTTCATTTAATTCAGCATAAGTAATGGATTCGCCTAAAAGCCAGAATTCTTGAGCTAATTGAACAATAACATTCATCAAGTCCAATTCTTCAATCATTTCAGCAAAAAAAGTTTCTACTTTTTTATTTTTACATTTAATATTTAATTTTGCAATAGGATAAGTAGCATGTAAAGAAATAGCGTTAAATACAAATGGATTTAAAACATAAAACGCTCTACACCAAGCATTAATCGTTGCTCTATCTCTTGGAAGGTTTAAATTAGAATACATCCATAAAGGAGAGTAAACTTCTCCCATTTGTCTAACAGTTCCTCCTGCACCTGCCCAATTTGCTCCATCAGATGACGATGCAATTTTTTTCATACCTCGAGCTACTGCAGTGAGATAATTAAGCTCTCGATCGGCATCAGAGCCAGGATATAAACCATTAGGGATGTCTTTTTCTAGCATGGCTCGTCTTTGGAGACTAACACCAGAAATAGTTTTTTGATTTATCGAATTGCTATTGTAATCTTGAAACGGTTTATATTTACCAATCTTAAATTGTTCCATTAGATTGTGCCTTTATAATATTTAAACATACTCTTAGATATATCTAATTTTTAGAAGGAGGCATGCCCAAAAACAAAAAAATAATGAAATTAAATACAAATTTAGCCCAAAACTTAAAAAAAAGAGTGTAAAAATAAATGAAAAAAACTTATATTTTAGATACTTCCGTTCTTGTTGATAATCCAAAAATTCTAGAAAACTTGCCAAATAGTGAAATTATTCTTCCAATTAATGTAATCGAAGAACTTGATAAATTAAAAAAATTCAAAGATGAAGTTGGTAAAAACGCCAGATTAGCAGTAAGAAAATTAGATCAATTATCTCAAGACAAAGATTTAAACGCAGGAATTCAATTAAAAAACAAATCAATTATTAAAGTAGAATCAAGTTTTGATAAATCTTATCTTGGAGAAGATGAAAGCTATAATGATAATAAAATTCTAGCTTGCGTTCTTGGTTTGTCAAAAACTAACGAAAACGTAATATTATTAACTAAAGATTTAAACTTAAGAATTCGTGCTCGTTCCCTTGGCTTAAAATCAGAAGATTTGAAGCTTAATAAAGAACATCTTTCAGAATTTTATTCTGGATTTCAAGTTGTTGAAAATCCAAAAGCTTATCAATGTTTAATGGAAGTTGGTAATTTCTCATTAAAGAAGTTTAAAATCAAAGCATTTCCTAATGAGAACATCTTATTTAAAGACGATGCTGGTAATGAATTGTGTCTAGCTAGAGTAACTTCTGATGGTACACAAGGAAAATTAGTTAAACAATTTAGTAATTGGGGAATTACTCCAAAAAATAATGCTCAAACACTTGCTATGGATATGATTAATGATCCTAACATTTCGCTAGTTTCATTAATGGGTATTGCTGGTTCTGGTAAAACATTAATATCTCTTGCTTCATGTTTAGAATTAGTATTAAACAAAAGAAAATATGATAAATTAATAATTTATCGTCCAATTGAAACGGTAGGTAAAGATTTAGGATTTTTACCTGGAACATTAGAAGAAAAAATGGATCCTTTATTCTCTGCTATTTATGATAGCTTTGAAATTCTATTTAGCTTTGGAGATAAACAAAAATCTAAAAGTAATAGAAAAGATATTACCTGGAAAGAGGAATTAGATGTTTATATTAAAAAGGGCTTAATTGAACTAAGCGTCATCTCATATGCTCGTGGTCGTTCAATTCCCAACGCATTGATATTAATTGATGAAGCTCAAAATATGAATAGACATTCTATTTTAACTTTGTTAACTCGTCTTTCAGAAGGTTCTAAAGCAATTTTGGTTGGTGATATTGATCAAATTGATACTAAAGACCTTGATGCAGGAAATAATGCACTTGTTGACGTCGTTGAATCATTTAAAGATTCAACATTAGCAGGACATATTAACCTAACAGAAGGTTTACGTTCACCACTTGCCAATGAGGCTATTGTTCGCCTGGGTTGATATAGCTCTGGCATGACAAATCAAGACGAGAAACAATATCTAAATCTTTTACAAAAAATTCTAAATGAAGGTGGTCTTAAACAAGATCGCACTGGAGTGGGTACTAAAAGTTTATTTGGTACCCATTTATCATTTTCATTACAAAACAATACACTTCCCCTGTTAACAACAAAGAAAATGTATACAAAAGGTATACTAGCGGAGCTTTTGTTTTTCTTGCGGGGTGAAACCAACACTAAAAAACTAGAAGAACAAGGTGTAAATATTTGGAAAGGCAATACTTCTCGTGAATTTTTAGACAAAATAGGATTAAATCACGAACCTGAAGGATCTTTAGGAAAAGGTTATGGTTTTCAATGGAGAAATTGGGGCGGCACAACAGATACTAAAGGTATTGATCAAATTAGTAATTTAATAAATACATTAAAAAATAATCCAAACGATAGAAGAATGATGGTATCAGCTTGGAATGTTTCTCAATTATCAGAAATGGCACTGCCACCATGTCATTATACATTTCAATGTTATGTAGAAGATGGTAAACTATCTTTAATGTGGCATCAAAGATCTGTTGATTCTTTTCTAGGACTTCCTTTTAATATTGCTAGCTATGGAATGTTAGCTCATATTTTAGCAAAAACCTGTAATCTACAGGCAGACAGATTAATATTTACAGGTGGTGATACTCATATTTATCTAAATCATCAAGAACAAGTTAAAACTCAAATTAATAGAGAACCATTTAACTTTCCTAATTTAAAAATAAATAAAAGTTTATCTTCTATTGAAGATATTGAAGAATTGGAATTACATGATTTTGAATTATTAGAATATCAGTCTCACCCTGGTATTAAAGCAGAAATGGCAATTTAAATATTTCTCTTGCAATAACCTAATTCTATTCCAAGTTTTCTATTTTTACCAAGTTCGTCCTTATTATCTTCATCTTTTACTTTAAAGAAGTTGGAAGACAAGGCTAAGCTGCCAACATAAGCATAAGTTAAACTCATAAGACCATCATTAGGAATACTGCCTTTCACATATCTTGTAATTTGTTCACCCGAGACGTCATATGTTACCTTAACTTCCATGCTAGCGCAGTGTTCCACTAACCAACTAATCTTTTCAAAATCTTTTTCATGGTAAGGAAATTTAATATTGCCACCTTTTAATAATTCAAAGACTTGTTCTAAAACATAGTCTTTTTCAAATTGTAAAGTATTTACATAATCTTCTTCAGTCACTCTAAATTTACCAGTAATTTTACTTAATCCAGAAATTACTAAATATTTTTGAC